TAGCGACATATTTGCAACACTATCAAATTATCGTTCTTGTACTAACCCATATAGGTACTCGTCTATTTCTGAACGTCGTCTTATTTCTCTTATGTGGCTTATGTCTGGTTTGAACCCATTTTTTTTTGAACAATTTGTTATGTCGTGGATTGATTTGTCTAAAGAAAAACCATGAGATTTGAACACTCTTGCTTTAAGCCAATCAATCGCTATCTCCCTATCTGGCAGGGGGAATAGATTCATGGAACCAATTAAGTCTTTTATGTCATTTTCGTTCGGCATGTCACTTTCTATAAAAACCATATTTTTTTCGTTAACAACATCACCATCCCTAAGGGAAACAAACGACTTGTCTACAAGGGCAATTCTGCAAAATAACATTTTTGATTGTATATTCCCTGAATTTGAGAATAGTTCGTTGGCCCCAAAGGGGGTTACATTTCCGTACATGAAATCGTCCATGAATTCGTTTGACATTTCAAAATCAGCGCTTTCAGAAATGTAAGCAGCGATGCTCACATAGTGTTCTACGGGGTCCCTGACTATTGAGAAAACTTCAAAACCGTCTACGTTTTCCACAATTGGATTTTTTGCAAAATGGCCAGATATGAAGGGGAGTCCACTCATTTCCTCATCCTCATACATTAAGTCTGATTCTTGCGTGTATGGCGAATATTCAACAAGACCTTGACTATCAAAAGTCTTCCATAGAGCGTCGCATATCCCCTTCCCAGATGTTCTTGGTATATGCAGATGGTAAAGCTTTTTTAAGTTTTCTTTTTTACTCTTGTCCATCTGCGGCCGACATATCCATCAGTATTCTATGTTTTACTGGAATCCAAAAATGTGGAGATGTGTATCTGGTCCCAGAAATAACCTCTGTGACTCCGTGTGCATACATATTTGTAGATGGGAAAAAAACTAATGTTCCCGGTTTGGGTTGTATGTGGATATTATATTTTGGAAAAAATATCTCGCCGCCTTCATATTCATCATTTAAATATATGATTGAACCGTAATCGACTATGTAGTTATACCCAGGCCACCCACCAGCAGTTTCTCCATCGGCGTGAATGTCTTGATATTCGCCCGGCAACCACTTTCTTATTCCCGGATTTGTTTTTTCAAGTTTTCTACCAAACTTGTATTCAACCTCACTTTGAACATTGTCAACATATTGCTGCATGATTGAAAAAATTCTAGGGGAGTTTCTCTCAATTAATTCCGGGATATGAATACTGTCAGTTCCCAGGTCGCTTTGAGATTCCCATTCTTTTATTGAAGCGCAGTAGTTGGCTATCTCTGCCAGGTGTTCTTTACTTACAAAATTTTCCTTGATGACTATATTCGATGGGTCGGCAGACGGCAGGCTTTCTAAATCAAAAACCAGTTCTCGGTAATTCATTTTTTATTTTGTTTCTATTTGAACCCTGGACCAAAACCTGGTGGAAAGAAAGGAGGGAAAAATGGAGGAAAAAATGGTGGGAAGAACGGTGGAAAAAATGGTGGGAAGAACGGTGGGAAAAACGGAGGGAAAAATGGAGGAAAGAACGGCGGGAAAAAGGGTGGAAAGTAAGGAGGAAAGTATGGGGGCGCTACCGGAGTCACGGAGTTTGAAGCAGCCGATGTTGACGAACCAAATGCGTTAGCTGCCGTAACCGTAAATGTATACGCGGTTCCGTTCCCAAGACCAGTGACAGTTATCGGTGATGCACCAGTTCCTGTTATTCCACTAGGGCTTGATGTAGCAGTAAAAGTGGTCGTGCCTGTTCCTGCGGCTCCAGCAGTATATGTAACAGTTGCTTGCGCGTTTCCTGCTGCAGCAGAGACGCTCGTTGGTGTACCTGGGTTTGCACCAATACCAACAGAGCTACTTGTCGCGGCAGCTGAAGCCACACCGTAGTTTGTGTTTGCGACTACGGTGAATGTGTAGCTTGTACCAGCAGTTAATCCAGTTACTGTGATTGGAGAGCTAGCAGCCGATGCAGTAAGACTTCCAGGGCTTGATGTAGCGGTGTAGGTTACGGTTCCTTTGCCAATGTAATCAGAAGGGGTGAAAGCTACCGACGCAACTGTTCCTGCGCCAGTATTCGTCGCAACAACGTTCGTAGGTGTTGTTGGCTTTTTACCACCGCTATCTTTTAATGATTCCATGATTTAGGCCGAAAGGTCTCCAATGAGCACCCACGTATTGGCTGCTCTTTTTATTAGAGTAGCACCCGACCACTGCGCACGGAGTTTGAGTCCTGGGGTTGCATTTATGGTTACGCCTGCGCCTGCGGTTACGGTGCACTGACCGGCTCCGGTTTGGATAACTGTAATGTGGGTTCCAGTTGGAAAATCTGCCGAAGAGTTCGGTGGGACGGTGAGCGTGTTTGCTGTTCCGACACCTATTTCAACAAGCTTATTTCTGTCAGCCAACACCAATGTGTAGCTAGCAGCCTGAGCGTTTGTCAATGGTTCTGCAAGTTTATTTCTGTTGATTGAAGCCACCAGACTTATATCGCCATCAACAATTGTTGAGTCGGCAATCATGTCTGTTGTGATGATTCCAGAGCTTGACAGCGTTAGTGCTGTTCCCGCAATCTTTGATGCATCTATGTTCGCTCCACCAGCAATATCGTCGTTAGTAATTACGGCCGATGCGATTGAAGTAACACCAGATGGAGAGATGACTATGTCTCCAGTTAATTCCTGAGCAGTAGCAGCATTGGACGCGTTATAAACAATGACTTTACCTGGGTCGCTATTCAGCAACTTCGTCAAAGGAACAGAGTTCGTTTGAAGTGCAGAACCTGCTACAGAGCCTGTGTCAAAAAGAGCCGTAGGAATTGTTACCAAAATCCAACCAGAGCCGTTATAGGTCCATGTCTTGCCGGCATCCGTATGAAGTGCGCCCGAAGTTGCGCCAGCAGGAAAGTCAATAGCTGGCATGTTTAGGCCTGTGCTTCCGTCCAAGAGAGACGAGCAAACACGCTGGCCGTAGTAGCACCAAGGTTTCTTACAAGAATGTGGAGTGTGTCTGGACCATCAGGGAAAATTCCTGTAGTTGTTAGCGTTGTACCGCCACCAAGAACGGAGTTGCCAAGGTCTCGCACGGCTGCAAGGTCAATTGAGTTTGCTCCAGTACCTACAAAGAAGCCTCCAGTTACTTCACCGCCAGATACTGTTGCAGCAGAACCTCCAGAGCTGTAGTCGGCAATTTGAGCCAAGCTCGAAGTAACTGTGTAAGGACGAGCCCAGGTTCTTGATGCTGATGGAACTCCGTTAAGTATTGCAGTTACGAGCAAGTTCGCATTAGCGAGGGTTGTGGTTACGTCCAAAGCACGAAGAATCAACTGCATTCTATTTGTGAGTTCGCGCTCACCAAAGAATGCACCAGTTCCGTTGTCAGCAGAAGGAGAAACACGAATTGCAAGAATTGCAGACGTAGCGCCAGCTCCAATTGCGATTGATGTAGTCGTTCCGTATGTAAACACGAGCGACTTGTCGTCGTCGAATCTTCCGTCCATGATTGCTGAAGTACCCCAGTGAGAGATAGACGGCGCATATGTTGGGAATGCAAGTTCAACACCAACTGGGTTGGTTGCTGAGTAAGAGAAAGCCAATGCGGCGTTTGTTCCCATAGGGATAACGTTTACAGTTGGGTTTGCACCAGTTACAGCAGCACTCAACTTAACATTCAAGTTGGAGATTTGCTGGATGAATGTTCCGTCTGGAACGTCAGCTGCGTTAACTCTCTGTCCAACTTGCAATCCGGCTGTAGATGCAACAGTTCCGTCATTTGCACCAGAAGCAATAGTCAACGCAAGTGAAGCGTTTCCTGTTTGCTGTCTCGTTAAACCAGTAAAAGTTGTGCTTGTCTTGCCTGTGTAGTTGACATATTCATAACCAGTCGCGGTATTGAATACACAAAGTGTTCCTGCGCTTGGGAATCCGGTCGTACTTGCAACAGTCATGGTTGTACCAACGTTTGAAAGCGATGCTGTCAACTGTGTGTACGGAGGGTTTGACGATGACTCGTAACGAGCAGGAAGGTTTCCTGAACGCATGTAAGCCTCTGCGCGAGTGTTGTTGTTTACAACCTTATGGCAATAGGTAACCTTGCCGTTTGTGGCGCGCATTCCCCATCGAATAGAGCCAGCACCGTACCAAGAATAGTCAATGTAAAACATTTGCATTCTTGAAAGGTCTACGTTGTACCCAGAAGAACCTGTCCCGTCGAATCTGTCAAGATTCCAATCAGCTTGGGCAACTTTTGTATCAACCGTACGCGAGATTGTTGTCATTGATGCAGTAGCACCGCGATATGCAGGGCTAATGGTCATTGATGTATCGCTCGCTATGTCAAGAACTCTGTATGACTGACCACGGGCTACGATATTGTCGCCAATTGCAAGTTGTCCTGAATATCTGGTTGGGAACGCAGCGTTTGTCTGAGTGACCGTGCATGAACCATTCGTGAATGTTGACTTTCCAGAAATCTGAAAAGTTGAAGAACGAAGAACAGAAAATAGCGTCTGACCGTCGTACTCAAAGAATACGCCGTTTTGTTGGTCGAACAAACCAATTCTGTTTACGTTTCCATACCAACCAGAAACGGTGATGTAGTAAGAACCAGAAGCCAGCGCTGTTGATGGAGCGGATGCTGGAGTGTATGTAAAGGTGTTATAACCAGTAATTGTGTAAACAGAAGTTGTTCCATTGAATCCAGCTTCGTTTGCTCCGAAAATCGTGATTGTCGAACCAGGGTAAAGGTTGTGCTTTTCCTTGGTCTGTACAGTTACGAGTCCTGTGCCTGAGCTGTAGGTCAATTGGTCGAGCTGGAGGTCAGGCTTGAGGAGTGTTCCAGATGACATCTGAATACCCTTGCCCGATTGGTAACGGAAATAACGTCTGGATTGACGTGCAGCAGTCTCGTAGTTTGATGTTCCGTTGTTGGAAAAAATAACACCGCCGTCAAAAGGTCTGTGCAAAAACACACCAGAAGGAGATGTATAAACAACGGCAGATGATGCGGTTAGGGTTCCAGTTGGTGTTGCTGGTACATATACGACGAACTGTGTTGAGCTAATAATTCTTGCTACAAAGTTTGAGCCGTTTGGAGGGTTTGTTCCAGATGTGGTAACCCCAACGATTGCAACTTCATTACCAATTGACAGACCGTGTGGAACGGTTGTTGTTACAGTTACTGCGTTGCTGGAATATGACATGGTTGGTGCGCCACCAATTGCAGCGCCAGTAAAAATTACTCCAGTGTAAACTGCAGTTTTGTTTGTATCAAAGATTGATGTCAAAGAACCAGTGTTTACAGCTTTCCCCGTATAGGAGAATGAAGTGTTTGTAGTGAGGGCTTCAATCAAGTAGTTTCCGTTTGCAATAGCAAGCTGGGTGTCGGAGACCGAAATTGGTGTTCCCACCGCTAGACCCGAGGTGCTTGGCAGAGAAACCGTTACGGTACGCGACGATGTG